GATCCAGAAGCTGCTGGACGTGAAGAACTACGCCCTGGCCGTGATCAAGCCCACGCAGAAGGAAAACAACGTTACCTATATCGGAACGATCCACGAACTGGGCCTGGATCTCTACCAGTACAACGAATGGTACGTGGACGATTGGACAGACCCGGAAAACCCCGTGGAACTGCCCATGGTTCCGGCGGGCACGCTGATGATGGCAAGCACAAACGCCTGCTTTTCCATGTACTACGGAGCGATCCATATGCTGAACCAGCGCACGGAGAAATGGGAAACCGTGGCCGGGAAGTACGTGCCGGATACCTTCATCAAGAAGCGCCCGGATCGCCGCTTCCTGTCCCTGCAAAGCGCCCCCGTGCCCGTGCCGCATGAGGTTGACAGCTGGATCACGGTAAAGGTGATGTAATGGACTTCAAAGCACAGCTGGCGGCGGATATGCGGGTATTCCACAACCCGGCAGAATTTGCGACTATAACGGGCTTCTACTATGATCGGACGTGGTACGAAGTGCCAGTGGTGCTTGACCATGAAGCGGCGGCGGAGCGGCAGCGGCCCGGCGGGGATAATGCGCCGGGCCTGTCCAGCCTGGAAGCCGTGGCGTATGTATCGCTGTACGATCTGGGCTTCATGCCGGAGCGGGATCACAAGTTCGCCGTAAAGGTGGCGGGCGTGACGCAGCAGTACAACATTGAACGCGCACACCACGAAGACGGGGAAATCATTCTGGAACTGGGGGCGCTGGGCGAACGATGAATATAGGCGTACAGATTGACGCGGAAACGATGGCACGGGTGGAAGCCATGCTGGCGCAAGTCCCGAAAGGGGCCGAGCGGGCTTTTTCCAACGCCATAAACCGGGGACTGTCAAAGGTGAAAACCGGGGCGTTTCGAGAAGTAAAGCGGGTTTACACGGTGCAAAGCAGCGCTTTAAGCAGCGCAACCAGCACGAACATAAAGAAAGCGTCAACGGGCGATCTGGCCGGGCACGTCCATTTTGCAGGCTATGAAATCCCCCTGTACAAGTTCAACGTAACGCCGAAAAAGCCCGGAACCGGAAAGCAGGTAAGCGCAACCATGAAGCGCGGCGGCGGGGCCGTCTATGACGATGCCTTTATAGCTGAAATGAAAAGCGGACATATCGGCGTATTTCATAGGGAAACGCGGAAGCATTTGCCTATTTCGGAGTATATGGGCCTGTCCGCCGCGCACATGGTAGGGGAAACCGCCGTGACCGAAAAGCTACAGGAAGAAGCCCAGAAGACCGTTGACGAACGTGTTATGCACGAAGTTGAACGGCTTCTGAACGGCTATGGAGGGTAAACCATGACAGAAATTTTCCTTATGGAAACCCTGGCCGCATTTGTGGAGGAACACACAAAAAACATTATCCTGGAAGTGGAAGTGGAGCCGGGAGCGGACAGAAAAGAGCGCCCGGCGGAAGTCCACAAGTACGGGTTGCCGAAGAAGGAAGACAAAATAAAACGGATTCCCTATGTTCTGCTGCAACTGCTGAAAGGCGAAGACGATGTGGAAGACAACGAATGTATGATCCGCATCATAGCGGCAACGTATTCCGAAGACTGGGACGCGGGGGAATACGATGTGCTAAACCTGCTTTTGAAGATCAAAGCGGAGTTAAAGCGGGTTGGGATACTGGATGAACGCTTTGTCCTGCATTTCCCGATAGAATACCTGATTTACACGGATACAGAAAAATACGGGCCGTACCATTTTGGGGAAATGATCACAAAATGGGGCCTGCCAACGATGAAACGGGAGGTTGAAGAACTATGGCAAGAGTAGCAAAGAACAAGGCGGAAGACCTGGAAGCCGCACAGACGGCCCAGGGAACCGCTCAGGACGCGCCGGAAGCCGCAGGGGGTACAGATACCACCACGGAGGCGGAAGGGCCGCAGAACGGGCAGCAGGCCGCCCAGGACACGCCCCAGGCGGTGGAAGCGGAAAAGCTGGTGTATGTGGGGCCGCAGCTTCCCCGTGGGCGGCTGAAAACCAACAGAATTTTTGAGGGTACGCGGGAACAGATCCTTGCTTCCCCGGAAATGGCGGAAGTGCTGAAAAGATACCCGCTTGTCAAAAATATGCTTGTGCCCGTGTCGAAGCTGGCGGAAGCGAAGCAGAAGATTGCGGCGGGCGGGAACGCCCTGCATAAGTTCTACGCGGACATTGCTTCCCTGGCGGCAACGGAAGGATTGGAGGGATAATAGATGGCGCTGACACACGGCGTAAACGCATCGAAGCTGAAAACAAGCGTTTCCACGCCTATTAAAGTGGCTTCCGGCGTGCATTTCGCGGTGGGCGCGGCCCCCGTGCATATGGTGGGCGGGAAGACCAACGAAGTCATTATGGCGAATGACTACGAAGAAGCCGTGCGTTTCCTGGGGTATTCTGACGATTGGGAGAAATACCCGCTGTGCATGGAGATTTACACGGCGTTCACGCTGTACAACGTGGCCCCGGTTATCATGGTGAACGTGCTTGACCCCGCAAAGCACAAAACGAAGGTTGCGGCGGACAGCATGGAGCCTGTGGAAAACCAGATCCTTTTGCCGCTGGAAGCCCTGGCGGACACGGTGGAAGTGGAAGGGATGGAGCGGGATGCCGATTATACCGTGTTTTACACGGATGATAATTGCGTGATCGAGTTCCTGACCGACACCACCACGGCCCAGCAGGTAAGCTATGACGCGGTTGATCCGTCTATGGTTACGAAAAGTGATATTATCGGCGGATACAGCGTAACAACGCACAAGACAACGGGCCTGGAACTGATCGACGATGTTTTTCCGAAGTACACGCTTGCGCCTGACATTATCGTGTGTCCGAATTGGTCACACGACAATGAGGTTGCGGCGGTCATGTCCGCAAAGGCGGAAAATATCAACGGCGTGTTTGAAGCGGAAGCGCTGATCGAACTGCCCAGCGACAGCGAAAAGGGCGCGACATGGTACACGGACGTTCCGGCGCTGAAAAAGCGTATGAACATTTTCAACGTGAACCAGCTGTGCTGCTGGCCGAAAGTGAAGCTGGGGGATCGCGTCTTTGACTATACCGTACAGCTGGCGGGCAGTATGTCCAAGACGGACAACAGCGGGGAGTTCGGGGACGGCACGCCTTGCGAAAGCGCGTCCAATAAGGTTTTGCGTGCTGACAGTATGGTGCTGGCAAACGGTGAGGAAGTCCGGCTGGACGTGCCGAAAGCAAACTATCTGAACGACAACGGTATTATTACCTGTGTCAACTTCTACAACGGCTTTGTGTCCTGGGGCAACTACACTTCCGCATTTCCGGCCAACACAGATCCGGTTGACTACTTCTACAGCATCAACCGGATGTTCAAGTACATTGCCAAAACGGTGATCCTGACTTCCTGGAACGATGTTGACCGCCGGATCACGCGCCGCCTGCTGGACGCGATCATGCAGGGCGTAAACTATTGGCTGAACAGCCTGACCGCCGAGGAAAAGATCCTGGGGGGCCGGGTGGAAATGCTGGAAAGCGAAAACGCCCTTACAAACCTGATGGCGGGCCGGGTGAAGTTCCATATTTACGTTACGCCCCCGTCCCCGTTGCAGCAGCTTGACTGGGTAATGGAATACGATCTTTCCTACCTGCAAGTGCTGCTGTCCCCGGCGGCGTAAGAAGGGAGGAATAGACAATGCCGAAAGTTGATCAGCTGGTAAACAACTTTGCCGTGTACGAAGACGCGGTGGACTATATCGGGATCGCGGAAGTGGAGTTCCCGGAACTGGCGTGGCTGGTGGAGGAAATCAAAGGCGCGGGATTGAGCGGAAACATTGAAGCCGTTGTGATCGGACACCTGGAAGCCATGACGGCAAAGTTCAGCTTCCGCACGGTTACGCCCGCCGCCGTGAAGATGAACGAGCCGCGTATTCATAACCTGGATTGCCGCGTATCCCAGCAGGGCTACAACAGCAACCAGGGGCAGCACAAGCAGGAATCGTTAAAGCACATTCTGCGGACGATGCCGAAAAAGCTGGCCGTGGGTAAAGCGGCGGTGGCTTCCCCGGCGGACGCAAGCGGCGAACACGCCGTATACTACTACGCCATTTACAGGGACGGGAAGAAGGAAACGGAGATTGACCCCGTGAACTTCATCTGCCTTATTAACGGCGTGGACTACCTGGCGGAAGTAAGAAAGGCACTGGGCAAGTAACAGGAACACAGAGCGGGCCAGCGGCGTTGTGCTGCTGGCCCGCCTAAATTTAATTTTATGGAGGAAACGACAATGGCAAGCAACGAGAATATGAATGAGGAAAAAGTGACCCAGGAAACAACGGAAGCGGCGGGTATGGATACCACTACGGCGGCGGAAGCGCCCCAGGACACGCACAGCATGAACTATACGCACACCTTCAACCCGCCCATTGAGATCACGGGGACGCAGTACAAAAGCCTGACCTTCTATTTCGACCGCCTGACCGGGGAAGACGTGGAAGCGGTGGAACTGGAATTGCAGCAGCGCAACATTATTGTGCTGGATGCTACAGTATCCAGCGCGTTCCAGTGCGGCATTGCGGCCCGTGCGTCCGGGATCGGCGCGGATGAAATCGCACGCCTGCCCTTGCGGCATTATCTCAAGATCAAGAACGCCGCACGGGATTTTTTAGTGGCTGTGGGATACTAAAAATTGCGTATCCCGGAAATTGGTTCCGCAAACAGTCGTACAGGCTGGCCCGGCTGACGTATGCCGATCCGTTTAAGTGGATGGCCTTGCCGCTCCACGAATTTTTCAACTGGATAGAAAGCATAAACGAAGTGGAAGAAGAAGACAAGGCCGCCCGGAAGGAAAAGTGAGGGGGCGGTAAGTAATTGGCAGGGGCGCAAAAAAACTTTGAACTTCTGTTCAAGCTGACTGCTTCCCTGGGCGGAAATTTCCATAGCACCTTCAACGCCGCTGTACAGGCGCAAAAGCGGCTGTCTGACAGCGTTAAAAACGTCAACGCCCTGCAATCGAAGATAGACGGCTACAACAAAGCAAACGCCGCTATCCAGCAAAACCAGCAGAAATTGCAGCGATTGACGGCGGAGCATGACCGCTTGCAATCCGAGCTGGCCCAGACAGCCCAAAAAAAGCGCGATCTTCAACGGGCCATGGAAACCGCAGAAGCGGAAGGGAACATAGAGGAGTACAAGCGGTTACAGAAGGAGCTTTCCGACACCAACAAGGAATACAGCAAGCTAAACGAGAAGTACAAAGCGAATCAAAACCAGATACAACAAGCTACTGCCAAAATCGAAGAACAGCAAAGATCCCTTGAAGAACTGGCCCAGGAGTTGCGGGAAGCCGGATTGAACACGGA